CCCTATCAAATTCTTCTATACAATCAGCAGATACTTCATGTTCACCAGCAACAAGATACCAGTGATGTCCTGCTCGTTCTCCCAGATATTTCATCTGGTCTTCCTCAAAATAATTTTCACGCAACGCTGCTTGAATTTTTAGATGGATGAGTTCTTCTTGAGTTGGTACATTCATTTTTGTTTCACCTTACATTTAAACATAATTTCAGTAAAGAATGCGAGCATATGGATTTCCAGATTCGCACAATCTTTTGTAGAACGTTGGTAATCCTCACAGATTAACACAAGGTTTCCCATATCCATAGGACCATAATATGTATCCGCTGAACGATACACTTTATTTACCAGAGCATCAAAATCATTATTCAGATTATTGACAACCCACTCTCGCACGTTGGTGTAATCTTTCTTGGCAATGTATCCAAACAATGCCTCAATACTAATCTCTGGTGCGTGTGCTAGAGCATCAACTCCAATCTTACCATTAGTAGAGAGGGATTGAACTTCATTCAGAAGACGCCGCCAGTCTGGATAGTATCGCTTCAAAAGTTTAGCAACGATAGCAACATCATACTCAATCTGTTCGTGAGTGAGAATAGTATCGAGACGTGTGAGGAATTGCTTCTGAATAGAAAGTGCTTGATCTTTTGGAACAACAAACTCAACTACAGAACAACGTGAGTGAAGTGGTTCAAGGATCTTATTTGCAAAGTTGCAAGTAAAGATAAACCTACAGTTACCATGAAACTCTTCAATAGCATTACGCAAGCAGAGTTGTACGTCCTGTGTCGTGTTGTCTGCCTCATCAATAATTACAACCTTGTGCTTAGCAGTTGCTGTGAGAGATACGGATGTAGCAAACTTCCTAACCTTGTTACGGATAGTGTCAAGAAAACGCCCCTCATCACTGCCATTGATGACAATGTAAGAAGCGCCAAGTTCTTCACACAATGCTTTTGCAATTGTGGTCTTACCTACACCTGCTCTACCAGACAGAAGTAGATTGGGAATTTCACCCTGATTGACATAACCTTGGAAGATATCTTTGATACTATCAGGGAGAATACAATCCTCAATAATATTCGGGCGATACTTCTCAACCCACAGAAACTCGTCCTTCATCCTTTCTCCTAGTTTTAACATAATGTAGTTCATCCCAGTTTTGTTTGAAGCATAGCACACAACAGTGTACTTTCTTATGAAAACAAACTAGGTCGTCAGGTTTATCCTTGACGGCAATTTCAATCGTGATGTAGTCATCACATTTAAAGTAGATCCAACCTTTTAGATCTTTCCAAATCACATAGTCATCAACCTGGGGATTGTAACTCATCTACTTTCCTCAATTCAAAAGAACCATCTCCTTTGTCAATCCATTCTAACTCATCACCCTCCTTCCAGTCAAGTGTTTGTATGAGTTCGTCAGGTAATGTCAGAACTCCATCATCATCAATCGTTAGTATATACTTCATGCCAGTGGTCTCACAAATTCATTTGAAACTATATCTTTAGCATCCATCATATCATACATGTATGTTACACCGGCACGGGGACATGTGTGATCACCACATGTAAAAACATCACAGACTGCCATGCCTAACTCAGGCCAAGTATGAATGCTGATATGAGATTCAGCAAGTAGGGCAATAGCAGTCACACCTTGAGGATCAAACTTGTGAGATGAAACATCTAACAACGTACTCTTACATAGGTGAGCTGCATGTACTAGTACATTGCGAATGTGAGATTCATCATTTAATAAATTCTCACTACACTCTTTGAGTGTGAATAAAATATGTTTCATTTATTGAATCCATTCAGGTTTTCGTTCTGGCATACGAAGATAATTAGATGCAACCCAAGGTTTGCTGCTAATGTAATTCTTGTAAGCAGTAAAAGTGTCAATGCTTGCGTCATACTTAAATTCATCTGGCATTGCCCTCGCAAACGGAGTTACTTTGTCAAGCTTACCCTTGGGAAACAAGTAATATGCTTCTACTAATGTATTATAACACGAATGTACTTTACCATAGCGCAGCGTATATTCGTCACATAAATTCATACCATGTTTGATCAACCAGTATGCGTTGTTGATAGTTGCTGCAGCCCATTGAGTACAAGGGTGATTACGAAAAGCACCCTTCTCAGTTTTGTATGCAACACCATCACTTTTATGCAGAGGACCATAGTTGTGATACCACTTGGAAGCAATGATGCTTAGCATCTGGCAGCACTCTAGTGGCATCTTAACAATGTGCTTGTCAGGTAAGACGATAGCAGATTCTGCAGGAAACGGATGGGTCACAAAGATGTTCATTGTTCAAGTCCAATATAATAAACGAGGTCACGATTATTGTCTCGCCACTCACTCATACCTTTAGCACAGATGCTGAGGGTATAGTCACCGGGCAGGACGACAAGGTTCTCCATCTTGATATTAACAGAGAAGTCACCAGTCGAGTCACCTTGAAACACTTGTTCATATGTGTTGTTGGTTTCATCCTCAGTGTCAATCAGACTAACACGAATGTCAGTGTTGTCACTAGCGATGTTGATATCTTCTAAATCAAGAATATTAGATGCCTTGCGAATACCTTTGATATCAGATTCGGACAAAGAAAACTGAATGTCTGCTCCAGGAAACTTGACATCAGTATTAGGTGCTCGCTTGAGTGTAATCTCTGGATTGCTAAAGTAATACTTAGAATACTTAGAACCACTACGAATGGTTACATACTGTTTGTTGTCGAATTCAAGAACAGGATTTTCAAACAAACTTACAACGTTCAAGAACTCTGACAAATCATAGATAGCAAACTCAGTAGGAAATACCTCAGTACATTTGTACTTTGCTAGGATGTGTTCTAGATTACTGATGGAACGAATCTCGCTACCAGCGCAGACAATAATGGACGGGTTAATTTGTACGAAGTTACCAAGAACTTCAATAGTCTCTCTAGTTAGCAATACTTGGTTCATAATCAAACATCAAAATCTTTTAGTTCGGACAGGGATACACGTTTGTGCTCGTTCATCTTAGCATCCTTTTCATCCAACCAGTTGATTAGAAGGAAAGCGTAATGAATTACCTTGAATAGGTCTTTACGATACTGACCTTTGTCAGGACGATCAATATATTTTTGTAGATTGCCAGCAATAAATCCTTCACGCCAACGAGGACGAATCTTCTCAATAGTTTGAAGACCATCCTCATCACTGTAGTGCTGGTTGTATGTTGCTTTCACATACTCCTCATATTCTTGGAGGAGTTTATCTTCATTAAATTTAAACATCAATTCTGACAGACATACTGTAGATCACTATGATAACACATTTTGACGTTGCCGTCAAGGTCTTCGACGAACAATTTATGTCCGTCGCCACCTTTAATTTTGACTGCCTTCCCAGTCTTCAGGAAGGCAATGTGTCCGATATATCCGTGGTATTTCATTTTTCAACAGAGGGGTCAATCATCTTGTAGAACTTGGAGAACTTCTCCTTGGTCTCATCATCGAAGCGGTTGATGCAAGTCTCAATCGCTTTATCGCGGTTGCCAAAGATAGTGTAGGCACGGATGATATGGACCAGACGACGAGTGGAAATAATCTCGTCAATGCCATCAGCACCAGCATCAAATGCCTTACGAATAGCATCAGACCATTGAGTCAGTTTCTCACAGAACTCATCATCAGAACCACCCAGAGACTCAAGCAGTTTAGAAAGAATTTTCTGCTCGATGGTAGGGGTAGGATATGCTTGCTCGAAGGTCAAAGCAAAACGCTCAAGGAATGCTTCATTCAGAACGTTGGTGCCGATGAAGCGACCATCCTCAGAACCTTTACCCTTAGTGTTCGCAGTGGCAATCACATTGAAACCAGCAGCAGGTTTGATAAACTTACCAATCTTCTTCAGGAAAACACCTTTACCTTCAAGAATAGATTGGAGACAGAGGATTTTGTTAGAGGCAAGGTCAATCTCGTCAAGGAGGAGAATAGCACCTCGCTCAAGAGCTTCAATGACAGGACCATTATGCCAGACAGTATTACCATCAACCAGACGGAAACCGCCAATAAGATCATCTTCATCAGTTTCAATAGTGAT